CTGAATCTGTTCCGGCGATCCGCATTTCCCAACGGCCCGCCAAATCGTTTTCGTTGACGCCACCAACCATTGCGAGGGTTTGTTGGTCGCTTAGCTCAAACGTTACGGTTCCCGCGGCGTCGTTTTTCGTCACGTTCATGGCCACGTCGGTTTGGCCTGTTTTTTTAAGGGTTCCGGTAAACGTCCAACCTGTGAGGTTTACCACCTGGCCCCCATGTTTGAACGCAAACAAAACCCCGTAGTCGTCACCTCGGGAAATCGTCGCAACTCTCCGCGCTGGGGGCTGTCCAATTTCGTCGCAATCCATCGTTGCCACCTACCCCATTAGTATTCGAACACCAACAGAACGTCGTACGCGTCACCATAACTTGCCACCTGCTCGGGTGGTGTCCTACCCAAAAACGACACGTCCAACCCTGCAAACGCCAAATAGCCCGCCGTGTTGGCCATTTCCAACAACCCCGGCGCATTTGGTTGGTCGTTGCTGATTATCTTCCCAACGGCTGCGGCCGCCTGCTTCCAAACCTCGGTCGCCGATTTGTTGGCGTCATAACTCCGAGACAAAACCGCCAAAATTTGCCCGTTGCCTTTGTAACAACTGGGCATTGCATCCCGTTTGAATTGGTATCCCCTTTGGTCGGGGTACAACAACAAATGGGGCCGCAAAATCTGTAGCGCATCGAAATCCATGGTTTCGGCGTCCCCCAAAGGGGTGATCCCGTCAACGTAAATCCTGCGGGCCGTTTCGTTGGCGTTCCATTCAATCCCCAACCAATCGGCAAACGGGCGGCAATCGGCAAACATGCGGGCCAGTGCGGCCACCGGCTCGGTTAACACGTTGGGCATTTACTGGCCCCCCAAATCGCGGCGGTAACCTGGCCGTGTGATTTCCTGGACGCTCGAACGTTGGCACGTCAAACCGAACCGCTGCCCCTTTTGTTTCGACTCGACCACCGTATAGGTGTGTTTGCAATCGCCGGTTTGCAATTGGGCATTTAGTGGAATTTCGATGTTCTCAACAAACACCACGCGTTCGATAACCTTGGTGGTGGCCTGTGGGTTTCCCTTGCGGATCCACCGTTCTAATTCGCCGTGGACCACCGCATTTGGCAACGTGGCCCAGGCACAATTGGCATTTGCACGCCAACGCACGTTTGAAGAACCGAACCAAATGGCGTGGTTTTCTGCGGCGACCTCGGCGGTGGCTTGGTGGTATCCCACGGTTTATTCCTCACCGTCGGGACCGTCGGGGCCAAACAACCAAACCACGATTTTGCGTTCGGCTGCCTTACCGATTCCCTCCACGTCTGCAAAACCTTGGTTGGCTTTGTAGTATTCGACCAACGCGTTGCGGTCTTTAAATCCGGCTTCAACCAGTGCCCGGCCAATGCGTTCTGGCAATCCCGCCAACGTGGTGGTGCCAATCACCTCGTATTGCTTGGTTTGCTCGGGCTGCGGCTCGGGCTCGGGGTCGGGTTGTGCGTTCAAAACGTCGGGGTGCAAATCCTCGTTTACCTCGGGCTCGAGATTATCCTCGAGGGCTGCGGGTTTGGTTTCGGTTGTGCGATCCCGGCGAACTCGTTTGGTATCTGCGGGCGTCGGCGTTTGTGGTGATCCAACCGCCACGAATTTGACGTCGCCGAAATGGGCCGCCGAAACAATGTTGGAAACGTCGAACTGCGTTTCCAGTGTTGCGATTGTCTGACCTGGGGCAAAAATGTGCCCGTCAACTGCCAACGCGTGTAATGTAACCAACTCAAATTTCATGGTATGCCCCGTTGTCCCGTTGTACCGTTGCGTATCTAAACAAAAACGGCGGCGGTTTCCCGCCGCCATTTTTGCGTCCCTTTACATTTGCCGTTTGGCGTTAGTTCAACCGAACCAACACCGATGTTTCGTTTGCAACCTTGGCGATTTCCGCCTTGCCAATCTGCGACGTGCCGCCGGTACCACCTGCCACCGCCAATTTCGTGGCGGTGTTGTAGTTCACGGCCGCGCCGGCTGCGAACGTGGTAGCGCTGGCACTATCCACCCGCACCAACGCGTCGGTGGTGATTGCCACGCGTTCGCCCGCTGCATAATCGCTAGTGTGGCAAACGTAGGCGCTTTTGCCTGAACCGGTAAAAACAATGTCACCGGTCAAACCCGCGGCGGCTGCGGTGTGTTCCTCGCGGCCGGAAAATCCGCCCAAATCCCTTACCAATTCATTGGCCATTTTACTGGTTCCCTAAATTCGAACGACTTACAAAGGTGTGCTGCTGTACACCGTAGCAAACGCCGTGGAGGGTGTTGTTCCTCCACCCGTCCACGGCGTTTCACAACGGATTGTTTAGGCTCGGCATTGAACCAACGCGGCGGCTTTGAGAATCCCAACCCCCACGTCGTGGGCAATGTCCCAACCGTAGCCAAATTCACCCGGGCCAGTTAGTGGCCGGGCTCGGATTGCTGGAGCGCGGCCCGTCCCTCGACGATAGCCAACCTGTAGCCCCATTTGGCCGGATTGCTCGCCAACGTAGTACGTGCTGGCGCTGCCGGTCGTTTTGACCTCGGTGTCTGGATTTACAACACCAATATCGAGGCGGGCATCGCTTCGAAGTGTGTACTCCCCATCGTGCGGGTTCACGTTGCCGGTTGCTGTGGTGTTGCCGTGCACCACGGTTGCCGATGCGGTGATCTGCTTTCCGAGTCCCCGCAAACGACGGGGGACAATCAACCACCCGGCCATCATGTTTTTGGCTTTGGCCTGGCCTGATTTGTTTTTCACCGTCTGTTGGGCCAACGCTGCCTCGGCAACGCTCAATCCCTCGAGGCTTAGCGGGTTTGACAAAACCAAATTCCCACGGCTGGCATGGAACAACGGCACCCCGTCCTTCAGGTTACCGTTGGTTTGCAGCACGCTGTAGATGAGGTCGGGCACCAATTCGGCCGCCAAAATGCCCATTTGCGAGGGCATCATTTGGTTGGCGCCAACAGTATCGTTGATAATGTCCATTTCATCCATAACGAACCGGCCGGTGTACCGGTTGATGGCGTAGGCATCGCCGAAATCGGCAATGTCAATGTCCTTGGCCGTGGTGCCCTTGACGTGCTTGCGCAATCCCTGGGTCATATCTAACCCAATCGGCTGGTTCAATCGGAAATCGTTCCAATCGGCTTGGGAAGTCCAACCTCGGGTTGAATCCTGGAATTCCATATAACCCTGAATCAACCCCACCGACACGATGGCGCCGAATACTCGGGGCAAATAGGGCGTGGAAAACGCACGTTGGACCATTTCTTCAACGTCCCCGGAGTCCCGGTTGCCGTCGATTTCCAAAATGCGTTCACACGTACGGGCCGCGCTGTCGGAATAAAACCGGCGGCCAACGTCGATGTGTTGCTCCAGTTCCGAATTGCCCTCTCCGCCAATCTCGGCATTGAACCGGTACAACCAACCGCACCCGCTGCGCTCGAGGACCACCCGGGCGGATTCCGTTCCGAGAACCGGGTTTTGCAAGTTGATGCCCGCACGCATTAGAACGGCGGCCTGCAGAGCTTCAACGCCAACGCGTCGTTTGCTGTGCACGGCGGGGGCTCGGTTTACACCGTCACCGCTTTGGGCGGTTTGGTGCGCGGCGGATTGTCCGCGCATTCGTTCCAAGACAGCCAAACCGAATTGCTCGGGGGTCAAACCGTCGTTGATTGCTCGGGTCACCAATTCTTCGGGTTCGCCCTGGCCTAGTTCGCGGATCCGGCCAACGCGTGCGCGTTCCTCGCGGCGGGCGGTTTCGATTTGTTCGGCCGTCGCGGAACTTCCGGCACGTTCGGCGGCTCGGCGGTCGGCTTGCTCGAGCGCCTCACGTGCACCGGTGCGGTGTGCCCGTTGTGTGGTTTGCGATTCCCCGCCGTCGGTATCGTCGGCGTCGTTATCGTCGGGGCCCTCGGCGTTTTGTTTCGCCACAACTGCGCGAACGGCTCGTCGGGCTGATTGGCGTTGCTTTTGGTCCGCGCTGGTACCTTGGGCTGTGTTGCGGGGTTGGCCGCGTTTAACTCTGGTTTTCATATCGTCCCTGCTTGTTGAAATTGGCCCACCTGTGCCGGGTGTTTGCTCCAATTGTGCTGCAATACCTTTTGCTGTCCTAATTTGAGAACGAATAACCGCCCTCGGGTCGGCCCCAAAATCAACAACGCTGGTTTCCTGTGCTGCCCATTTTTCAACAACTCGCATTGGCCTGTCGATGGCGGTGTATTTCCGCCCGTCGAACTCGGCCGATTGGCCGGGCTGCAACGTGGTGGTGTCTGCCATGCGGTAGGTTGCTCCAATGGAAACCTCGTCCAAATGCCCCTCGCTAACGCGTTGGTATATTTCTTGCACGTCGGCTGCGGCACTGAATTGCAAAACCGCGTTGACCTCGGTTTCGCTGATTTCGAAATCTGTAACCCGCCCAATAACCCCCCGGGCCGAATAGGAATTATGATCGACACGCAACGGCATTTTTCGCGGTTCGATCATTCCCGCGGGTAGCAACACCTCGTCGATGTAGCCGTACTCTCCGTTTCCCATATCGTCCCAAATTGCGACGGGGGTATCGGTGGCAATTGTTGCCCGGACTGTTCGCGCCTTGGCGTCCAGTGTGCCCGGTGCCTTAGCTGGTGCGGCTCGGCGCTGGGCGGTTTTGGTCGATCGAGACTTGCGACGGATAGCGGTTTTTTGGGCCATGGTCTAGGGTTGCTCCAATTCGGTTTGGGTATCAATCGCGGGCGTGCCTGGTGTTGCGTCGATTGGATCGGATATTTGATTCAATGCGGCGATTTCCTCGGGGGTAAACGTGGTTGGAACGCTGCCAAATAGGATTGGCAAACCCAATTTTTGGAGGGCTTGGTTGTCTTTTGAACGAATCCGCAACGTTTCCTCCGGGCGGCGTCCATCGGCGACGATGGCCTCGGATAATGCCAACGTCCCGTTTTCGAGCTTGATTCGCTCGGCCATGGCATCCTTCAAATGGTCCACCGGTGGCGGTTTCGGCCACGTCCACGAAATGGGCAGCACAATGTTTGGAAACTCAAACGCCAAACGTTCCCATTTGTTTTGCCGTGGGGTTGGTCCAATCACGCCACTGTATTGGGCAATCCGAACCAAACGCCGAACAATCGCGTTTAAAAACCGGCGTTCCAATTTTGCCTGCAGACGTTCAACCGCTTTGGCGTACCTCGAACCGTCAAAACGGGCCGAACTCATGTTATGGTTTGACGCGTCTTTTCTTAAAATCATCCACGGCATTTCCAACGCGTTGCCCAAATCGGTCATTTTTTCTTTTCGGTATTCTCGGTAGGTCACGGCCGGTTGGTGTGCTGGTATGCCCTTGGGTTCCCAACCCGGTGCGATGTACTTTTCAACCCGGCGTTGAACTTTACGCGTGGTTTGGCTCGGTTCGGCAAACTCTGAATCGGGGTGATTGGTACAAAAATAAACCGCGTGGTCTGCGGCGGCTCGGGCCGCGTCTTGAACCTGTTCGTCGTAGTCCCTCAAATCCGCCGCGGGTTGTAGTACGCTTGCGAAACCTGGAAACCCACGGCGTTGCATCGCAAATTTCCGGCGGTAGTAGTGCAAACACAAACTCGCGGGCAATCGATCTTTTGCGGTTGGGTTGGTCGGGTCAAAAACTCGGTAGTGCGTCACCTTTCCCCGGTCGTCGGTTTCAACTCCACTGTGCACGTTTTTGGCCAACAACGTGGTGTCCAACGCTTCCGGCCCAAGGTCTAAAATCTGGTAATCGCTCACGCTGCGGCCAACGATTTCACGCGCGAAAATTTCGCCGTAAATCATGTATTGGGCCACCCAACCGTCTAGCAAATCGACCAACGATAAACCGGCCTGGTATTCGCAACGCTCGGCCCATTGCCAAAACAAAGCCTCGATTTCGTCGTTGAACGCGTTGTCCTCGGTCAACACCTGTAAGGCTGGCCCCCGGGCGCTTACCACGTTGGTTTGTTGGGTCTCAATCGCCGAGTCCAAAACCCCGTTGTTGATAGCTTCGTGCCGAACGCGTCGGTGTAGCTCCACCAAATCGGTGCGCAAATCCTGTAACGGGTTGTCGCTGGCCTGTTCCCAGTGCGAATAATTCAACCGATCCGTTTGGGCCGCTTCCCAATGTCGGCGAGTGCCGCGTTGGTTCTGGATTGCGGAAACTTCCCATACACCCCACGTTGGTTGGTCGGCCATGCTATCCCCTGCGGTACTCGATTGGACGCTCGAAAACTGGCCCCTTTGCGGCGGCTCGGCGTTGGTTGCACGTTTTGACGATTTGCTGCAACGCCATGGTCGCCCCTTGGCGATCAAATCGGATAGAGTCCCCGCCGTCGAATTGCGTGTCGGGGGTGGTGGCGATAATCAACAGACACGATTGGGCCAACGTGGCCGCCGTGGTGTGGTTTCCCGCTTCAAACGCGGCGATTGCTGCATCGGTTTTGGTCTGTAGGTCTGCTAAGTTGGCCATGGTCCCCCGAGTTTATGGCGTGGCCCTCGGGTGTCCTAGCTTTGGCCCGGCGTCCAATGTCGGCACAAATCAAATGGGCCAGTGCTTGCCCGGCGATCCCTGGGAACGGTGTTCGGGTTTTCGGCCCAACACTCGCGGCTGTACTGGTTAAAGTTTTCGGTTGGTTCTTTATGGCGCACGTGTTGAACCGCGGCCGTATCAATCCAAAACCGGCACGTCCCACACCGCCCTGGTAAAAATTCGGGGCGTGGTGGTAGCCCATCCATGGGGTTTGGCTTCATTTTTTGGTCCTCTCAAAACAAATCCAATTGGCGGCCATGATTTACAACCCTAGCGTGGGCTGCCCTCACGCGTCGGCGTGCTTTGGCCATGTGTGCTTTGTCCAATTCGATGCCAACGAATCGAAACCCGGTCGAAATGGCGGCAACGCCCGTGGTTCCTGAACCCAAAAACGGATCCAAAACCACGCCGCCGGCGGGGGTAATCAAACGCACCAATTGCCGCATTAAATCAACTGGTTTAACCGTCGGGTGGTCGTTTATATCCTCCAACCCGCTATCGCGTTCGGCTCGGGTCGGCTTGGGAACGTAACACACCCGCGCGGCATCCTGCAACACCCGGCACGCGTCCGGGCTTGCATCGTGCCAAACGTTGGTTGGCCATCGTCCGGTTCCGGCCTGGCACGCTCCAACGTTCAACGCACCGGTCCCAAACTCCAAAACAGTCTCGGCCACGGTACCGGCCAACGGTTTGCGGGCCAGTGTTATCGGTTCACATGCAGGCTTAATTGCGGTGTACCAACCTTTCCAGGCCAAACCCTCGGGCGTCGACGGCTCGGTTATCTCGATTTCCTTGTGGGTGGTGTTCCGTTTGTTTTGGGCTGCAATCGCCACGGGGCGGTCGGTTTTCAAATCGTGGGCCCGCCTGGTTGCTATCACTTTGCGTTTGGCCAGATTTTCGCTCTCCACGCTTCGCTGGTTCGTTTCGGCTTCAACCCACGCCGGAACGTCGGCGAACAAATGGCGGCAATGCTCCAAATGTTCACGCGTCATTATTGCCGGTTGGCTTTTAGGGCTCACGTAATGGCCCCCCATGTTCGTGCCTGTGGCCACGTCGATTTGTTTGGCGGTAACACCTTGGGAACGCACCCATTCTGTAAACCGCAAACGGCGGGCTCGCTGTTTGTCTTTTGCGTCGGTGGCGTCGATTGCTTTGGACACGTCCAACGCTTTGGGGTATCCCGTGGCGTAAACCCACAAAATCAAATCTCTGATTTCGAACCCGGCGTCCTCGATTGCTGCGGCCATCCGGTGTTGTGTTCGAGTCCCCGCAAACGCCAAAACATGGCCGCCTGGTTTCAACACCCGCAAACATTCACGCCACACGCCCACGCCTGGCACCGCGGCATCCCATTTTTTGCCCATGAAACCTAAACCATAGGGCGGATCGGTGACAATCGCGTCCACGGATCCCGATTGCACCCGCTGCAACACCTGCTCGCAATCGCCACGCAACAATCGAAACGGCCGGGCGTTAAACATTAAATATTTCCCGCCTGGCTGCGCAAACCAAACGACGGTTGGTGGCGATTTTGTAGCCACACTCGGGGCATTTGGTAGGGTTTTTCAATCGTTTTGCGTATTCGCCACGTCTCTGGCTCGGGTGCCGTTCTCGGCAACGCTTGACGGTCGAAACGCTCACACCGTAGGTTTCGGCCAATTGTGGGGCTGTTAGGCTGCTACGTGCAATTGCTTTAATGGTTTCCGGGTCCAATCTTTTCAACGCGGGTTTCATCTTGGCTTTATATGGCATCGGTTCAATTTTTATGGCTTTGGTTTTTTACAAACCGTCGTTTACCGGGTCTCGTGCCCCTAATTTGGTCAACGTGGAGACAACCACGCGGAACGCGTCTCTGTGTGCCTCGAGCTTTGCGAACAAACACTCCCTTTTGCGTTCTCTATCATTCAAACCTTCTGTCAAATGTAAAACGTTGGCATCCAACCGGTTGGCTATGCTTTTGCTTTCTTCCAATTCCTGTTTGGTTGCTTCTAGTTCCCCGGCAAGTTGAATAATCTGGTTACCCAACTGAATTATTTGTCGGTGGTAGTCGCTGTTTTCAGCAGTCAACTCTTTTAGTGTTTCCTCGAAATGCGTGTTCACCTGTTTTTGAATATCTACCGGATAAAGATACTTAAACAACCTTAATGGGATAAACTTCATAGCGTTGGCCCTCGGCTATCCGCGGCACAACTGGCCACGATAGCGATAAAAGGAAAAAACAGAACAAAGAAAAAAAAGCCCATGATTTTACCGTTTGAACGTTTTTAGAATTGTTGCCGCGTCACGTCGAACCATGGCGTTTGATTTCTGCCAATCTGGTTTTTGTGGTCCCTTGGGTCCGTCGGGGTCATGGCCTACGGTCCAATGGTGCCACCGGCACAACGTGATAAGGTTTTGGGGTTCTAGCTCCAATTGGGGGTGGCTCCAATACGGTTGCACGTGGTGCACGTTCAATTGGTCTGCGGATCCACACGCGGCACACCTCGGGTTTTGTTTCACGAACTGCGCACGCACCGCGGGCCATTTGCCGGACCTGGCACCAAACCCGCTTTCGTCGTCCACGCGTTCGGCCTGTTGGTGCGACGGCTCGGGCGGTATGGCGTTATTCCAACGCTCGAACGCCACCCCGGCCAACAACAACAACGCCACCGCCAAACAATAGGCAAGGTGTGCGGGTATTCGGTTTCCTATTTTATTCATCGATCAATTCGCAAAATTTATGAATTGCCCAACGAACACCCGCCAAAAATGCGAGTGCACCCAACACCGAAAAACCTAAAATCAAACACCAATTCATGTTTGCACCCCCGTGGTTGTTTGGCGATCCAACGCGGCGTTGGCCATGGCGTCGGCGTCCCCGTCTGAAATTGTCTGCCCGCGTCGGCGTGCGTCCAAAACGATTTGGCCGCGGATTGCCTCAAATGCCTGTTGGCGTTTCATGCGATCCACCGCAATGGCTCGGCGTTGTTCAATTTGTGGGTTTGGTAGCTCCACGCACCACGCACCGCTGCGGATCCGGTCCACCAACGCCCCCGGCCCGTCGAATAATGCACGGTGTTGGATGAACTGTCCGAGAATCTCCAACACGTCGGCCGGGCTGTATCTGGAATCCTTGGCGGCCAAAATCGCGGCATGGCTGCGGGTCACCCCGGCACCCTCGAGGGCTTCGCGTACTTCTTCCCACAGGTCCGGCTTTTGTGTTTCCAATTTCAAATTTTCCGCCGCCGCCTGTTGGGTTGGCGGAGGTTTCGGTTTATCGGAAAAGACGGAGCTATAGTATGGACGTTTCGCGCCGGGGGCGGCGCCGGGGCCAGCGCCGGGGGCGGCGCTGGGGCCAACGTCGGGGGCGGCGCCGGGGGGGGTGGCCAACGTTTGCACCACCCGCATTTGCAACTCCACCACCACGCCAACGACGGCCCCGCGGTCGTCGGCCAATAGCTCGGTGTGGACCACGCCCGCGTTACGCAATCGCCGAACGGCTCGGCCAATCGACTCGGCATTGCACCCGCAACGCGTGGCCAATTCGGCCCAAGTGCCGGACCACCGCAACCCGGTTAACCCTTTGGCCCTTTGGCTTGGGCTATCCACGAACACGGCCAACGTTCCGGCCACGCGGTGTAATACTTCCCCGGCCCGTGCACCGAGTGCGACGGCTGCGGCTTCACACGCGCGGGCACGCTGGGCCCTTATCGCGGTTTCGGCTGCGCGTTCGACTTCCGCAGATTCACCCCAATCAAATCGAAGTTGTTCGTGTGTCATATTTGCCCCGCTGCTAAAACCTTATGTTGGCTTCCTCGGCGCATTTCAAACAATATGCCGTTGTAATATTGGGAAGGTTCACGACCAAACGTTTGCACTCCACGCAATGGGCAAGTGCCAAACCGGTGACGTTCACGGCCTCAACTATGGCCAACGCCACCTCCAACGCTCCAACGGTGCGATCCCCAACCCGTTCACGTACCCGCTGCAATTCATAGTTTCTTGGCACGGCTTGCTTCATTCCGCTTGGTAACGGCAACGTCTGCGGCAATTGAACACCGAAAATTGGCCCCGTGTCTCGGTGTTCGAAAATCACTGGTATTGCGTTTGTCACTGTGTTTTTTCGGTTGTTCGCAACCGGTTGGCAATGAACTTTTACAAACCCTTCAAAACCCATTCGCTGTACTAAGGCTCGAAGTCCAACCTCTGGCATTCTGGTCATAACGATGAACCATTGGCCGCCAAACGTTTTGCCATCAATCTGTCGGACAAAAGTGTTTTCCAAACCGTTTGTATGCACCCCGCCGGTATAGTCCGGGTGACTGTATTTAGATTTTTTTATTTCGATCATTTGGCCCCCTCCAAACGTTGCTTTACTATCCGTCGTAACGCCTTCATAGGTCGGTCATAGTTCAAGTGACAAGGTGCACACGCGGCAACCAGGTTGTTTTCGTCGCAATCCTCGGGCGTGTGGTTTATGTGGGCCACCGTCAAGGTGCGTTTGTGTGTGTCAAATTTTTCGCCGGGCCGTCGGCATTGTTTGCGGCATACCTCGCACACCCAGTCGGCACGCGCCTTTACGCAAAATGCGATGAATTCCCAATCGTGCGGGTATCGGCTGCGATCAATCGGCATGTTTTAGGCTCCAACTGTGTTTTTGATGCAATCTTTGCAAATTGCCAATCCGTCGCCAATACAAACGACCATTTGGCCGCATTGCCTGCACGGAGAAATATCCGCGTCACTGCGATTGATTACGTTTTGAACTTCCTGAATAGTCCAAAGTGCAACCTCCAGCGCTCCAACAGTCCGGTCCCCAACGTGCTCTCGAACTTTTTCAAGTTCGTCGCGACGCGGAACGACTTGAACCAATCCAGTGGTCCCGATCCGCAATTCAGCAGGAAGAAAAACCCCGTGCATCGGCCCTTTGTTTTGGTCAACACTTGCTGATAGGTTAGCTTTAATCATTTGGCGCCACGTCTCGGAACTTGCGTGTTCCGTTTTCGTAGGGCACCAAATCAGATTTCGGCACCCAAACGCCATCCCGGGCTTGGGTGTACCCAAACAATGCCGCGTGTTTGGTGATCCATTCCGCGTTTATTAGAACCCGGCGGCGGTCAAATGTCATAGCTGTGGCCATTACTTGGTTTCCCTGATTTCAATTTCGTGTTGTGATGCCATTAGTTTCTTCTTGGCTTTGTACTCGCGGGTTTTGTACCCTTTAACGTCCTCAACAACGGTTTGGCCGTTTTCCTGGTAGACGAAATCGGCAACATAGTGGACCACCTGCACCAGACGGTAACGAACTTGGGTTTGTAGCCCTGCAATTTTCCCGCCCTGTTCCAAGAGCTTTAACTCGGCGTACCGGCGGGCCTCGCGCTTACTTGCAAACCGTTTGCCGTCCACGGTCGTTGGCTTGGCCCCGTATTTGTGGCCCTTGCCTGTCAACGCCTTAACCAACGCACGTGTGCTTGTCGTTGGTCGGCGGGCTCTTTTGGCCATGGGTCATTCCCCGCGTTCGTTGCGGTGTAGCGATTCGGAATACACCCGCACCAAATCGGCAACGGTCACGTGGCTGTGGTCGTCCCTCACGAATGTGGCGGCCATGTCCCCAACTTCCGTTGGATCCGTGGCACCCTCGAGCGCCACGGCCACCTCCTGAATTAAACGGCGTTGTTTGGCCCGCAATACCTTGGCCTCTTTGGCGATCTGGACCAACCCACGCCTTAGATTGCGGGCCCGCTTGGCTTTGGCCGGTTCGGCTAGTTGGTCGACGGTTTTATACTCCGAGTCCAACCGCACAAACTGCAACGTTCCGGCGGTTAGGTTGGTGTATTTGTTCTGTTTGCCGGTGAACACCGGCTGCCCGTCGCGTTGCGGTTGGCTCGGGTCCACTTGGTCTAACACCAACAAATCCCGTACGAATTCCCGCACGTACCACACGCTCGCGCGGGTTTGGTCCCCTGTAAGGTGCACGCCGTAACACTGGCCCACCTTCAACGGCTCGGCGTGCTGGTCGACCATGTAATCCAATAAACGTTTTGCCATTTCTTTGGTTTCCTCCAAGATAAAAACACGCCCCGGGTTGGTGATCCGCGGAGTCTGCGGTCCCGGGGCGTGCCGTTGTGAATCAAAACAACTCCAATTGCACCGGTTTTTGCCGGTGCGATAAACAAACCACGGTGGCCGGTTTGCCGTACGGTGTTTCCCGCGTTTCGGCGGTGCTGTGCACCCAACCGTCCCCCTCCAATTCCTTCACCCTGCCACAAACCGAACTCAATGGCATACCCAATTCCGCGGCGATTTCGTGCCGGGTCAAACCGTTGGGTTTGCGCTCCAGTAGCCCCAAAATCCGTTGCTTTACTTCCGGTAATGCCTGCAACGCGTGGAAAACTTGGTTGCGGTTGGTTTCGCTTTGAACGCTCACGACTCCCCCTTTGGCCTGCTTGCAACACGGCCTGGTTGTTTGCGTGGACGCCCCAAGGGTTTGCGGGCTGGACGCTGCGGAAAACACAATCCGATTTGCTCGGCCAATTCCCACGTCATTTCCCCCGCCAAAATTCGACGGCGTAAACGGTGGTAATCAGCGGCGTTCAACCCGCGTGAAATCGTGTTTTTGTGCTTTCGTTTGCGTGCCATGGTTCTCAATTTTACGCGCTTTTGCAAAAACGCAACAAACCGCACGCGGAATTTACAAAACGGTTCGCCTTTGTGTTTTTCTAAATCGTTATGGTGCAAATGGTTGCGTTTCGCAAAAAACTTGCAAAATTGTTGCGGCGTGGTATCTTTTCCTCGGAGGCAAAACTATGGCCAAGAAAAAACCGGCGGATCGCGCCCACGTGTTTACCATTGAAGAAATAGCGGCCGTTGAAAGGCAACTCAAACTGGCGGGGGAAGTGTTCGCCGATTTTCGGAAACTGGCCGAAACTACCGAAACCAAGACGTTGGCGGCTCACAACCGGCTGACGCTCGAACGTGCCCTGGGGTCGCTGGAATCCTCGGTCGGGGCGATCCAAAAGGCTATTTGGTTGCACCGTGCCGGGACGCCCTTAGAACCTGGGCAATTGAAACCCCGTTCCCCTTGGAGAACTTCCCTAAATGAAAAACCAACCGGAAAAGCAGACGGCAAACCCAATGGAAAATCCAACGGCAAACCAAAATAGCCATGGCATCGATTGGCTTTGGATTCTATGGTCTGCGCTTTACTCGGCTGGTTTTTTGGTGTTGGCTAGTTGGTTTTCGATACCCAACGCACCGCAACAATTTTTTGTTGGCCTGATTGCTTTGGCTGCCCTGAAATACTTGATTCGATTCAACGGGTGACTATGATGTTCGAGTGCTTGCAACACGGCCCCAACGCAATGGGGTACCGATGGAAAACGCCGAACAAACACAACCGGCCCTCTTGGCCGAACTGGTTTCGCGTGTGGCCGAACAACTCGAGCGCACCCGAACCACCCCGCCGCGGGCGGCTTATCCACTCGAGGAAATCGCCGTTATGTGCGGCGTGTCCAAACGGGTCATTGAAAACCAAGTTAACACCGGCAAATTGCGTGCAAAACGAATCGGGCGGTCGTTGCTTGTCACACACCGAGATTTGGAACGGTGGCTAAATGGGTAGCGTTTGGAAACACAAACGCGGTGGTTGGTACCTTGAATTGCCCATGCCTGTTGGGCCGTCGCGGAAAATCTACCTTGGCCGGATCCCCTCGAGCGCTGCCCAATCGGTTCGGCTTCGCGCTGAACAACTCACACGCCTGGCCCGCGTCGGTGAACCCCCAACCCCGGAATTGGGCGCGTGGTTGGCCGCTTGCAGTCCAAATTTCTTGGCGGCCCTCGAATCGGCCGGATTGCTGCGGGCGTGGCGATCCACCGGCACGCCTAAGTTGATTGATTGGTGGGCGGCCTACGTTGGACGGCGTACCGATTTTTCGGTGTCCACTCGGAAGGGTTGGCAAACGGCCCTGGTGCACGTGTCCCAACGGTGGCCAATCCAAACACTTTCGGAAATCAACGCGTTGGACGCAAAAACGTTTTCCCGAGACCTTGGCCTAGCGGTTTCCGAGTCTCACGCGGCCAAAATCGTCGGTCGTTGTTCCCAAGTGTTTCGCGCGGCGATAGACGCCAAACTCATAACCGAAAATCCGTTTGATGGAATCAAACTCGGCCGTTCAATCGACAAAACCCGCCAAGCATACGTCGACGATGCCACGGCTCGGCGTGTGCTCGAGGGGTTCGCTACGTTAGAGGGTCGGGCGTTGTTCGCGTTGGCTCGGTGGTGTGGCCTGCGCGTAACATGCGAAACGCTGCCACTAACCTGGGGCCACGTCGATTGGGAAGAAAACCGGCTCACCATTCCACACGAAACCAAAACCGGGTCGCGTGTGGTGCCTTTGTTCGAACCGGCCCGCACCGAATTGGCCACGTTGTTTGATTCGGCGCCGGCAACGCCCTGGGTATTCAACCGCTGCCGCGCCTCGGCGAAAACCCAGTGGCGCACGTGGTTGCTAACCGCGTGCCGCACCGCGGGCGTGCAACCATGGCCCAAACTGTGGCACAATCTCCGGGCCGCGTGCCGAACCGATTTGGAGGAAAGGTTTCCGGCTCACGTTTGCGATTGTTGGCTGGGGCACTCCACGCGGGTTGCTAAGGACCATTACCTTCGGGTCACGCCGGACCATTGGGCAACGGCTTGTGGCTCTGTTTTGAATCCTATAGAAACCGATCCAAACCGCGCACGGGTCCAAACCTAGCGCACGGGGCTGCGCACGGGTTTGGCTGTTGTGTGCGGTGGTGTGTGGTGGTGTAAAACCATGAAAAAACGCGGCCAACGTGTAATTGGCCGCGTTTAAAAACGTTGGATAGTACCCCTGCAAGGGGTCGAACAAACCGAACTTTTCGCGGCGTTTTTGCCCCTTTGTACGGGGCTGCGCACGGGTGCCGAAATCCTGGGGGTGATCTTTGAAACGTCTTTTGGGTGAAATGGTTTACGTGTGCCTGGGTGTTTGCTCGAGTCTTTTGGGTTGTGCACTCCACGCCCTTTTGTTTCTCGACCATGCGGTGGATCTGGCCATGTGGAAAATTGCACGCTCGAGGTTTGAAGAATAACGCCCGGCCTCGACGGATCCGCCTGGAGCTCGATCGATCCGCCGATGCGTTTGGAGCTCGATCGATCCGCCGATGCGTTTGGAGCTCGATCGATCCGCCGATGCGTTTGGAGCTCGATCGATCCGCCTGGCCTCGAGGGATCCGGCCCGAGCACTCCAAGTTGCGATCGCAACCGGGTGGTGATCATCGCCCGGCCTCGATCGATCCGCCTGGAGCTCGATCGATCCGCCGATGCGCCTGGAGCTCGATCGATCCGCCGATGCGTTTGGAGCTCGATCGATCCGCCCGGCCTCGAGGGATCCGCACAAAACGCGTGTAAACTTACTTACCCAACTATATTTTGGTCGGCGTGCGCAAAAAAACCGTTCAATAGTTCCCGTTCCGGG